CCGCCTCCATCTCCGCTATAACCTCGTCTTCCGACATTCCTGTGGCTTCTGCGATAGCGGCGATTTCACCGTTATCACTGCCTGTGAGCCTTGAGTACGTTGACTGTCTTGCTTCGTTCTGGGCTTTCAGTTCCTCAAGTTCTCTCTTCGCGGCTTCTGCTTCGGCTCTTGCCTGCTCTGATTCGCGCCTCATACGCGCCCACGCCGCGTCTTCTTCCGTTCTCCGAGGTTCTGGAGACTCTTCGGACACAGGTTCGGCGGATTCCTGTTCTTCTACGCCTGTTACTTCTTCGTTTGACGGTTCAGCGACCTCCGTCGTTTCTACGCTTGTGCTTTCAAATTCAGCCATTTGTAACGTCCTTTCTATATGAAATTGTGTATTAAAAAACCGCGTTATTGCGGTTTAATAATCGGAGGTGGGGAGGTTGCCCTCCCCTGTATGAAATGAAAATTGAGAGTAGTGGTGGTCTACATTTGCGGCGGCATTGGCGGCTGACCCTGCATCATGCTTGGGTCTTGCATCATTTGCGCCTGTTGCGCCATCTGCTCCGCCTCCTGCGCCTTTCTTCTCTCGAATATCACCTCAAGACCGTGTTTCGGTACAGGTGATGTATCTGTTGCGAGTTCCGTCCACTCTTCAAGGGTGATAAGTCCCTTTTCAAGCAGGGAGTCGATTACCTGTTGTTGCGCCTCTCTTGTGTAGGAATTGTCCTTTGAAACGTCTATTCTTGTAACAGGCTTGATTTGGTCGAGTTGCTCCGCAGTTATCTCGATTGGTTCTTCAACTTCTTTTGTCTGCGTCTGCGGCTGACCTGTCATCGGGTCGATTTTAGGGAGTTCCGTTAGCGGGTCGATAACAGGCTCTTCAACTGTCTTCTTGACTACGACGACCATGCCGTTAGGCTGATATACCTGCCACAGTTCCACCCACAGATTAGCCAAGTCTTCGGTAAACAGTTCCAGATTGGCGACTGTTTCGTCGTGCATGCTCTCTGCCTTGTCGTTTACAGCAACGATAGCGGACGCGGCGACCCTTTGGAGGTCAATATTGCCCATTGTTGTATCGCCAGACCCAGAAAGTTCCTGCGTTATCTCCAAAAGGTCGTCGGTCAACTGCTTCGGTTCTGGAGAGTGTGAAGCGGGGTTCAAGTAAGAAACTGCTTGATTGACGCTCTGCGCTCCGCCAGACGTTACCGCAATCGGCATCCCGACTTTCATCAAGTCGTCTGGGTTGGAAATCATCGTCTCGTCGTATGCCATACGAGGATATGCGGTGTTTTCCGTCACCATTGACCGTCTTGCGAGCGTCTTGTTGATGAGAATCTGGTTTGGAATCAGACATTCTACCTGCGACACGCCTCTTGCGTCGTTCGGGGCTTCTTCCCAACTGAACTTGACCAACGGATAAAGAGATAATGCCCTGCCCTGTCTGCCGTTGTTTATGTCGATTTCAGATGGAGTCCCTTTGATTGGCTGTTCTTCCATGACCATAGCGTTTTTCGTACACTTGGCTACCCAAACAACGTCTCTTTCGCCAACTTCTACGAGTGTGCCGACGCGATTGCCGTCTTCGTCCTCATCGAACACCGCTTCGGTGAGTTTCTCTCTCTTCTTCTCGAAGTGGGTTATGAGAGTGACTTTCATCGAGTCGGAGGAATCGGCGTTTTCAACTTCGTCTGTGTTGCCCAAGACGTACTCTGTGTCACGGTCTGGCGTTATCAGCGCGATTTCCTCTTCTGGAATCCCGTTCTGACGAGCCATTTCCTTGACTTCCGCTACGCTTCGTCTCTCCTGTATGATGATGTACGGTTGCCTCTGAACGTTTGGTTCAGATTCATCGCCGTACAGTACATCCGTATTATTGAGTATCTGAACATCCTCAACGTCCCCTGTAGGGAAGTATTGGATGCCGTCTCCTGTGATGTTGCCGTGTTTAACGGTCATCCTGCAAAGTGTATCTTCGTTGGATTTCTCCCATTTTGCGGAGAACATCTGCGAAAGCCGTTCGTAAACAGGTTGCAGGTCGGTTCGACCCTCCATGTCGGTGTAGTTTACCGCCATCCTGTTAGTATAAATCGTCGTGACTTTACGCATTACGTTTGGGTGGATAAAGTTCAGAAACGGCGGATACTCGCCGTCAGTCTCAAGACCCTCCCATTGTTTGCCGAGAAAGAAGTTCCAACACATATTTGTGCGGTTCACCAGATTCTTGGTGTCGATATAATCGAGTCCTTTCTGGTATCTCCGCCAGAATTTTGTGCTTTGAGCGATTTCAGCCATTATTTAACCTCGCTTATTTTAACTTGCCCCGCAGAAGTGCCGTCGTATCGCATGAGATTGTTCCATTTCTGTATCTCCTGTCGGTCTTTTCTCGTCATCTCTGGCTTCTTCTTTGGTTTTGGTACATTGAACATCGGTACTTCTGCTTTTTTGTCATCAACTTCAGCGATTCTCATCCCGAACTTAATGTAAAAGCATGGAGCAATTACCGCATAAATGACCAAAATAACGAATAATATGTTAAAAAGCATCGCTCCCCCTTATATATCTTTCTCTTACTCTTTCTCTTACTCTTACTCTTATCGGACATGCGGTGGACATTGTCCTAATAAAGAGGACATTGTCCTATTAGACTACGTTTATTTGTCTCCCAACACCGCGTTTTTTCTCTCCTGTCTGCTCATACGGCAGATGCCACCCTGTAGCCTCCGCCATTTTCCGCAGAACGCGTCCTTTTCTCGAATAAATCAGCCTGTCTAAAGCCATTGACATAGCATCGACCATATCATCGTGTTTGTCGTTCGGAAATCTTGCGCATTGTTCAACAAAATCGTGCGTCCATTTCCTGTCTCTCGGCAAATACACATTACCCGCTTCAATCGCGAAAGAAACGGCATTAACGCGGGCTTCTTTTGATTTGTCTGGTTTTACAGGTATCAATCCTACGACTTCGTTACGCAATACGTTTAAGATTGCAGTACCGTTCGCCGCATCTTCGATATATGTTCCGCCAAGTCGTGGATATTTTGCCCTCATAATCCGCAGTTTTCGCACAGTTCCTGCAAAATCGAGGTGTTCATTCACTAAATCGACAAGATAAAGCCGATTTTCGCGCTTGCCCCAGACTTCCATAGCGACATAGTCGTTTCTCTCATTGTCCTTGAACGTCGCGTCGAGCGTGATTATCATCTGGTCAAACTTGATTTTGCCCTCTAAGTAGTCTTCGACGTTGTAATACTGCCACCATTCTTTTTTTAAGATATTGCCCTCTGCAATACTTGGATGCCCTTGGTAAAGTGCCTCCCAAGAACGAAGCCCGCCACCAGATTCGTCATCAATATCTCCTGCAATATAGGCTTTCTTGAACCATTCGAGCCACTTATCGCCTTTTTTTATCTCTGGGCAGAGTGCTTCGCCAAGAGAGTTTTCTGTAGCGGGTCTTCTGCCAAGAGGGTCGTCGGCAGACACGCACTCACATTCATAATTTACATATGTCGTAATGTCTGCCCGTCTTTGCAGGATTCTGCCTGCCAAATCATCCTCATGCCAACGTGTCATGATAAGAATGATTTTAGAGCCTGCCTGCGTACGGGTCTCTATAGAATCTGTGAATTCATTCCATATCGAGTCCCTTGTACGCTCTGAATCAGCCTCTCCACGGTTTTTAACAGGGTCGTCGATGATTATAAGGTGCGCAGGGTTACCTGTCAGACCAGAGCCAATACCTTTGCTTATCATGCCGCCTTTATGACCGTTAATAAGAAAGTCCCTTGACTGCTGTTTCTGCGGGTCTACTTCTACGCCGAATATATTGCCGAACTGCTTTATCTTCTCAAGATTTCTCTTGCCGAAACGCCCTGCAAGGTCGTCTCCGTAGGAAACTTGTATCACGTTCTTGTCTGGGTTCTTCATCAGAAACCATGACGGGAGAGTTTCGGTTATAGTAGTTGATTTGCCATGCTGTGGAGGCGTAGAAATAATCATTATTTCGTATGCCTTATCTGTAGGCTTTTCAATAAATTCCTGCACCCTGTCGCACAGGTCTTTATGAAAACGCGACGGATTCCACTTTATGTCCTTTTCCGTCGCGTTTGGATTGTTCACATATGCTTGGTTGTGAACGTGAAAACAGTAATTCTTATATATGCCTTGAACAGCCTGCAAATAGGCTTTCTCTGGCTTCATTGGTCTACCGCGTTTCTGTACGCCGTAATAAGCCATTTATTTCTCCCCCATAGAGTCAACACCAAGATGTAGTGATACCTTTCATTAAATTTTGTAACGCACGAAAAACAACCCTATGAGGTCTGCGCTTTTGGCTGAAGACCGTGGAGTCGAACCACGATTCCGAGGTTCAAAGCCTCGTGTCCTCCCATTGAACGAGTCTCCAACAAAAGACCCGCCATTTTGCACTTAATGTATAAGTGTGGCGGGGACTATTCTATAATTCTTTGTCGGTGGGCGGGCGGTGTTGGACTTGCACCAACTCGAAGAGA